GCAGAAACTATGGGCTTTGACGATACAAAGAACATGGCTGCTAAAATTAGATCAGGATACGAGCTCGTAAGAGCTGATGCATATCCAGGATTTGAATATCCAACTATGACCGAAGGAAAATACAAGGGGATCATTGGAGTTGGCGGCCTTTTGCTGGCAAGGATACCAGAAGAGATCGCAAAATCTCGTGCTGAATATTTCAATAGAATGACTCAGGACGCAGACGACGCAGTACAAAACGATCTTTTGAAGGAACAGCACCCAAGTATGCCGATCGATAGTGATCGACAGACTCGTGTAACCTTCGGTGGTAACAAGAAGAACTAATTTTTAGTAATTCCTAAACCAACGAAATTTAATTAATCGTGGACTGCGAATAGTAGTCTACAAAAGGAACAAATATGGCAAATCAAGACGCAGCTTTTGGTTTCAGACCTGTAAGACATCTTACGGGTGGACAATCAGAGCAGAAGAAGCTAATATTGCTAATAACTACGACACAGCTATTTATACTGGTCAAGTAGTTGAAGCAGTAACAGCAGGCGGTGTTGAAGCAGCAACAGTCGGAGACGTGCAACAAGCAGGTGTTTTCGGCGGTGTGTTTTATACCGACCCAACAACAAGTAAACCAACATGGAAAGCATACTATCCAGCTAGCACAGCAGCAGCTGATACAGTAGCTACTATATACATGGACCCAACCATTGTGTTCGAAGCACAACACGATGAAACTGGCACAGCAGCCCTGAACTTTGCTTCAGGGAACTTTGTAGGTACGACTGGAAGTACTACTACTGGTCAATCGACTCAGGAACTAGATACATCTACATTTACTACTACTGCTTCAGGACTTAAACAAATCGGAATATCAAAAGATCCCGATAACAGCGATACGAGTACAGCTAACTGTAACGCGTACGTTGTGTTTAACCAAGAAGAACATGTATTTACATTCCAAACAGGCATATAGGAGAATAGGAGATAAATTATGGCAATATCAAGAGCACAACTAGTAAAAGAACTAGAGCCAGGATTGAATGCACTATTCGGCCTGGAGTACAAAAACTATGCTAATGAGCATGAAGAAATCTTCAGCAAAGAAAATTCAGACAGAGCTTTTGAAGAAGAAGTTATGTTATCTGGATTCGGAAATGCTGGGGTTAAACCTGAAGGGTCAAGTATTAACTATGACGCCGCAACGGAAACCTTCACAGCTCGTTACACGCATGAAACACTTGCTTTAGCTTTTTCAATTACTGAAGAAGCAATTGAAGACAATTTGTATGACAGAATTTCTTCTCGTTATACAAAAGCATTAGCTAGATCAATGGCTAACGCTAAACAAGTTAAAGCAGCAAATGTTCTTAACAGAGCGTTTAACAGTTCGTACACTGGCGGAGATGGTTTAGAACTTTGTTCAACAGCACACGTAATTGTGTCTGGTACTGAGCAAAATGAACTTTCTACTGCGGCGGACCTTAACGAAACATCTTTAGAGCAAGCAATGATTGACATTGCGGCACTAACTGATGAAAGAGGTCTTAAAATTGCAGCTAAAGGAATGAAAATGGTTATTCCTTCTGCGCTACAATTTGCTGCAGAGAGATTGATGAAATCTACTCTAAGAGTTGGAACGGCTGATAATGATATCAATGCTGTTAGATCAATGGGAATGATTCCACAGGGTTATACTGTGAATCACTACTTAACTGATACTGATGCATGGTTCATTAAAACAGATGTACCAAATGGACTAAAACATTTTGTTAGAGCACCAATCAAAACTGCTATGGAAGGCGATTTTGAAACTGGTAACGTTAGATACAAAGCTAGAGAAAGATACAGCTTCGGCTGGTCTGACTGGCGTGGTGTCTTCGGATCACCAGGTGCGTAATAGCAACTAAAACAAATTAATGAGGCGGCCTCAAAACCGCCTCATTTTTCTAATTAGAAAGATATCAAGGATGATTAAAGAATATTTTTTTCCAACTATTGTCTACGTTAAAGATTTACCTAATCCTGAAAATTTAAATTCATATCTAGAAAAACATATTGTTGAATGGAGTAAAAAAGATTCAGGTGTTAGTAAGACCAATGTTAATGGCTGGCATTCACAAACAGATATGAATCATAAAAAAGAATATGAACCTTTAATTAAAGAACTGTTTCAAATGCAAAATGAAATTATTCAAGAAGAATATTTAAATGAAGAAAGAGAACCTCTCATTGGTAATATGTGGGCTAACATAAACCCACCTGGAGGGTACAATCAAGCCCATATTCATCCTAACTCATTATTTTCTGGTGCTTATTATGTAAAAGCGCCGCCTAATTCTGGTAGATTAGAGTTAATGGATCCAAGACCAGGAGTTCAACAGAGTATGCCACCTAGAAAAAAGGTAAAATTACCTAGAGAATTGTGGCGAGAAACTTATTATGATGCGGTTCCTGGAAGAATTATAATGTTTCCTTCATGGTTGTGGCATAAAGTAGAACCTAATAAAAGTAATGATATAAGGATATCAGTATCATTTAATTTTATAATGTGATGATTTTTCAACAACAAAATAATGTGGCCGCCTTAAAACGGCCTCATTTTAAAAATAGAAAGAAGAAATGAAAAAATTCCTCATAACAATCTGGGCCTATGATTATCACGCTAAATTTGAAGTTTTAGCGGAAGATAATGCCCTTTCCATTGAACAATCAATCCTTGACAAACTAGGAGAAAAAAGTGTAAAGTGGGAAAATCTCGGAAATGCGTATCATGACCGAAAAAGAATAACCTATGAGGAGGTTATAAATGACACAAGACCTATACACTAAGAAACGGTCCTTGGAACTCGAGTGGCATCAAGAGCACCTGAAGGAGGGCAGATATAATATAAATATGTCTTATATTGATAAAAAAATTCAGGAAATTGTTAAAGAGATCATTGCCAAAGAGTTTGAAGAAGCAACTCGTCTCAATAAAGTAGATGAATCCAAGGCTCACGTTTCGATAGCCACTTAAGTGCTATCAAAAATCAATTTTTTTCCTAAGGATACCTTGCACTTTTTTAAAAAAAGAGCTATATCTGAATTACTATACAATTATTAATAGAACGTAGACGAGTATAGTCGACGGCCTAGAGACTACGTTCGCAAACTAGGAGGATATAATTATGGCAAACACAACTTTTTCGGGACCCGTAAGATCGGAGAACGGATTTAAAACTATAAGTAAAACTGCATCAACAGGTGTAGTACATGATAGAACCTATGGCACTCCTGCAAAGGATGCACGAAGATACTATTTAGAAGAAAACTTCCTGCAAAGACCTGGTCTCAATGCAAATATTGACCAAGCATCTACAGTTGAAGTTCAAAGAGCTTTAAATAGAAACTGGGAAGCATTAGGAACTAACATGACTACTGCTCTATGCACATTCGCGACAACGGGTGCTGGAGTTTTAGCAACAACAGCAACAGCTGACCAAGACCAAGCAATTCTAACACCACATTTAGATACTGCAGCGACAGCATGGGCAGGAGCTTTATGGGGAACAGAAAACTCAGTACATTTTGAAACATCACTACAGATACCTGCACTTGATAATCAAAAAGTTTGGGCTGGTCTAAAGTTAACTAATGATCAATTAGTTGCTACGGACGCTAACCAAATGTTCTTTAAATATCAAACAGATGCTACAAACAGTGAAGCCTTTACGACTTTTGCTAAATGGCATTTTGTTCATAGTATTGCTGACACTGATTATATTAGTGTATTACCAATTACTGTTGCGATAAACACACCATATCACTTTAAAATTGAAGTTGATTCAGACAGAAAAGCGACAATTTTTGTAAATGGTATTCAATACAATGTAACAACTACAGCGGGCAGCACAGGTGGTACAGCGGTAACAGCGGTACAACCAGGCAAAGCAGTTACTAAAACAGCAGCTTTGACAGACAACATTGATTTAATTCCTTATGTTGGAATTGAAGCAGGAGATGGGGCAGCGGAAGCAGTCAACGTTCATTATGTTGCTTGTAGCAGAAACGTATACGAATAATAAATAAAGACTTTAATTAGAGTGGGGGCTTCGGCCCCCTCTCTCTAACAGGAGGAAAAATGGCAGACGCAGTAACAAGTCAAACATTAACAGATGGTGATAGAACCGCTGTAATGAAATTTACAAACATCTCTGATGGTTCAGGGGAAGCATCGGTAGTAAAAGTTGATGTTTCAGCTTTAAACTCAAATTCTCATACAGGTGCAGCATGTTCAAGAGTTCATGTTACACAAGTATGGTATGCAATTTCAGGTATGAGAATTGATCTAGAATGGGCCGCTGACACTAATGTTAAAGCATTAATTTTAGGTGCTGGAGTAGCTTTAGAACCTACTAACGGACATTTTGATTTTAGATCTTTTGGTGGTTTAAAAAATACAGAAGCTTCCGGCGTTGATGGAGATGTGGCTTTAACAACTTTACATCATACATCAAATGATGCGTATACGATTGTATTAGAGTTAAATAAATCGTACTAGGAGGTAGCATATGGCTAATACTACTTCCGGAACAGTAACGTTCGACAAGACATTTGCTGTAGACGAAATAATTGAAGAAGCCTACGAGCGAATTGGCTTACAATCTGTTTCGGGATATCAATTAATAACAGCAAGACGCTCTTTAAATATTCTTTTTCAAGAATGGGGCAATCGAGGTTTGCACTACTGGGAAGTAGGCGATACCAATATTGACCTTGTTGAAGGTCAAGCGGAGTACATTTTCTATAGAGCTACGGGCGATGGAACTTCTGCAACTACAGCTGGAGGAACAACAGGAACATCTACTTATGGTTTAGCTGATGTTTTAGAAGCTACACTTAGATCTGATAAAGGAGACACAGATCAAGCTGATTCCACGCTTACAAAAACAGATAGATCAACTTATTCTGGATTAGCTAATAAATTATCTAAAGGAACACCCTCTAGATATTTTGTTCAAAGACTTATTGATAAAACAACAGTTACTCTTTACCCAACACCAG